GTTTGTACTATGAAGATAGTAAACACAGACTTGGCAAAATACTTCAATTTGCCGAACCCCGGGCTGAATAGCTTTCTAGATAGAACGGAAAGAGGTCAACCCGACGATTATCGTACACCGTTTTGGAACGGAGCCCCGAGAGCTAAAGTGCTCGAAATGTGGCAAAAGGTGGTTGACAGTAAAGACGTTGACTCTTTAATGCCAGGATTATACGCCATTGAAATGGAGCAGAAGAATAAGGTTGGGCCTTACTCAATTATGCTTCCATTCGAGCGAAGATTGGACGATGTAACATCATACTTTACTCTACCTAAAGATGATGTAAGACCGATTCCACGTGAAGTCATGACTAAGGTCAAGGATGAACTTCGCAGAGGGAGCTTATCCCTTGCCAATTACAAGAACACCATCGCTGAAATGAAGCTTAACACCAACAGCGGTGCACCTGAGTTTATTCGAAGGAATTCAGTAATTGAAGAGACGCTAGGTTTACTAGAGTCTGGGTATGACAACTGGGTAGCCATATTGGGATGGCGAGGACAACAAGGTGGCTTGGAAGACGAAGACGTTAAACAACGTGTCGTATGGATGATGCCCTTTGGATTAAACATACTCGAATTACAGTTCTACAAACCTTTAATTAAGGCTTGGCAAACTGATGGGACATTCCCAGCACTCATCTCCTTGAGAGCTGTTGAGGAGAAGGTCACTAAGTTATTTGACACTAAGGGAAGTGATGATCTCGTAGTAGCAACTGACTTTTCCAAATTTGACCAACACATCAACACCCATCTCCAAGACGTAGGACTGGAACTGGTATTGTATCAATTCGACCGACAATACCATCCTCAAATTAATAAAGTGTATCCACTGAAATTCAACATTCCTATAGTTTGTACGAATGATGTTACAGTGGAAGGTAGACACGGAATGGGTTCAGGTTCTGGAGGTACCAACGCGGACGAGAACCTGATACACAGGACCCTTCAACACACAGCCGCATTCGAAGCAGGACAAGTACTAAATCCAGCCTCCACTTGTCTTGGTGATGACGGCATTCTCTCATTTGAAGGAATCCAGGTTGAAGACGTAATATCGGCATATACTGCACGTGGTTTAGACATGAACGCTGAAAAGCAATATGCCGATAGACACTCGACATACTTTCTCCAGAGGTATTACCACGATGCCTATCGAGACGAGTCCGGAGTTATGTTGGGGGTTTACAGTTCATTCAGAGCTTTGGGTAGACTGCTAGGCCAAGAGAGATTCTACGACCCTAATGTGTGGAGCAAAGAATTGGTGACACTTAGAGCGTGGAGCATACTAGAGAATGTATCGAACAGTCCGTTGTTCGAGGATCTCGTGGAATTTGTACTAAAGGGAGACAAGTTCAGATTGGGACTTGACCTTCCAGGTTTTATCGACAACATCACGGGGATAGTTGATAAAGCAAGAGACGCTGTACCAGACCTGCTTGGTTACACGCAGG